CTGATTATGAACGCAACAGGAGGAATTGGAATGAAATACAAATACATGGAAAAACAAGTAGAAGGTGCTAAAGCGTTGGCGGAAAAATACCCACACATGCAAACACATCAAGATATTTATCGAGAGCATGTAGAGGTGCTGGAAAAAGCAAAGGCGTTTGATGAGATAAAAGAATTAATTAATTGGTTTGATGAGATTGAACCTTATGAGTTTAAAGCTCAAGTAGTAAGAATAAAAAGAATTATTAACAATTTGGAGCGTGAAGAATAATGGTAGTTAAAGAAGCATTAAAAAAACTAGAGGAAAAAGGTTTTCAACTTCAAGAAGATAAAGCTATTTTTGAATTAGAAGATGGTACTTTAAAGATTTACATTGACCATGAAGAAGAAACAATAAAAACAGTGTTAAGTGGTTTAAATGTATTTATGTCTGAAGATTTAAAAGATAGAAGTATGGAGAGCATTATGTATGAATTAGCTGGTATTGATGAGGAGGACAAAAACAATGATTAAACTACAAATTAAACTACTCTCAGAAAACGCAACAATGCCGACACGTGCTAATGCAACGGACGCTGGCTATGACATTTACGCAGCTGAAACTGTGATACTTGAACCGCAAGAGAAAGCAATTATCAAAACTGATCTAGCAGTTAATATTCCTCAAGGTTATGTGGGATTGCTTACTTCACGTAGCGGTGTAAGCAGTAAAACACACTTAGTAATTGAAACAGGTAAGATAGACAGCGGTTTTCATGGAAATATGGGGATTAATATCAAAAATGATGCGCAAATATATTCAACAACTAATGAACAATGTTTTGATATACAAGGAGAAATGGAGAGTTCCTTTGTAAATGATACTAAAACCAAACCATTCACTATAAATGATTACTACAAAATCAACAAAGGCGATAAACTTGCACAGTTAGTCATTATACCTATATGGACGCCAGAATTAGAAGAGGTCACTGAATTTGATACACAAAGCACCAGAGGTACAAACGGTTTCGGTAGCACAGGATATTAAACAGCTTGGCGGTTCGTCCGCCTTGCTATTAGGAAGTGAAGTAATGACTTTAGGTAGATATTTAATAAGTTTAAGAAAAAACAAGTCAGTCCGACAAGCAGCAAAAGAAATAGGGATTAGTCACACATACTTAGATAGTTTGGAAAAGGGTTACGATTTCAGAACAGGGAAAGTCAGAACACCTTCAGTTATGACAGTCTATTTGTTAGCTAAGTATTATCGTGTGCCAATGCAGTTGTTATTTGATTTAAGTATAAAAGATATTGAAAGAGAAAGTGGTAGTGGTGATAAGCGATGAAGTTTGGTCAAAACATCAAACAGATTAGAAAGCAACGCAACTTAACTCAAAAACAATTAGCTGATCAAATCGAAATATCGCAGTCTTATTTAAGTGATATTGAAAGCGGGAGAAAAAACCTAAGTATAAAAACAGTTAAGAAATTAGCGGATAGTTTAGGGTTATCAGTCACAGATTTATTCAATGATGATACTACATTTTAGGAGGTAAACATGTACACATATAAAACAAAACCAAAAACAGTGACCAAAGATGAAGTTTTATTTAAAAACGGTATAACCACAGTAGATGTAGATGAAGGTAGATTCTTACAATACAATGATTACTTTGAACATAAAACTTTTTATCAATGTCCTAGATGCAAAAGTCTAAATAATGATTTTGGAATGGATTATCTTGATAATTTGCCATCTACCATTATAAGAATTTGCGAAGATTGTGGTTATCAACATACTACTGATTTAATGGAGGTAAACAATGGTTAATATTCCTAAAATGAAGTTCTCTAAAAAACACACAGAGATAATAAAAAGATATAAAGCTAGTTCGGCTGGAGAAAAAGAAAAAATTGAAGATGAGTTTATCAAAGCCATCAATGATAAAGAAAGTAAATATTACAGTACTATATTGGCTAATATGAACGAATACGAATTAAGAGCTATGCTCAAGTTAATACCTAGTTTAATCGACACTGGAGATGATACTAATGATTAAAACAATACTTAAACTAATCTTAACGCTTACACTATACGAAGCAGCTAAATACATCACTGAACAGCTTATCATTTACCGTACACAGAACGATGATGTGGAAGCACCTGCAGACTTTAACATAAACGATCATATACATCTTAATAATTTAAAAGCAGAGGTGAGTGAGTAATGGATAAAGAAGTGTTAAAAAGATACGACGAGTTAGCAGAAGGGTTTAAACAGATTAGTTCTCACGGCTGGGAAACTTATGTGCATGGCGTATGGGTATCAAGTTTAATATATTCTATAGTTGGAATTATATTAATTTGTTTTGCTTTGACATTAATTACGATGAGTTGGAAGTTGTTTAGAAAAGAAGTTTATTACACTGTACCTGAAAGAGAAGCTTTCTCATACATTTTCGAAGAAAAAAAACGAATTATACCAGAACATCAAGAAAGAGATGGAGACAGAGAAGAAATATATAGATTTATAGCTGTTGGAATGTTGGTACTTTCATTGTTTTTTATAATAGTCGGAGTTCCATTTATATTATCAAATATCATAGGCATCTTCACTCCTGATTATGTAGCGATTAAAGAAATAATTGGGGATATTGGAGGTAAGTAATATGTTCTGGCATATACATCTTAATAATTTAAAAGCAGGGGTGAGTGATTAAATGGAAGATATATTATTTACTATTATATTGATAGTTGCAATCATTTGCTACACCGTTTATAAGATAGATTGCAACCATGTGAATAAGACTAAGAATAATTATTACACTGGCGGGTTAACAAACCCTGAAACAAAACTGCTGGACTCTAATCTTATAAAGTGGCTGGATCATCATAGAAGTCTAGCCAAGCCAAAGAAAGATAAAGGTACAAGAGTACCGCCAGCAAAGGAACGTGAGTAACTAATATGGGCGAAAAGGTAGACGAAGAGAACAAAAAATTAGACTTTGATAAAACAAAAGAAAATGAAAGAAAGCTTCTTATAAAGGGTTATCATTATTGTATTGAATATATTGACGAACAAATTAAGCAGGCAATTGATAATGGTATATACAGAGTAACTATAGACGTTTTCGCTTTGCAAATCACTGCACTTTCTAATGATACAGGAAAGGTTAATAACGACACAATTCAGGCGATTATACATCATTATAAAAAACAAGGTGTTAAAGCCTATATTCATTTTGAAGAAGGATATAGAACTGTAAATATTAGAAAATTTCCGGAGAAAGAACTCATTATAGATTGGAGTAATGTATAAATGTGGATAGCACTAACCATTCTCTTCGCTCTTCTCTCTTTTGTGCTTTATATGGCAAATAGAGAGTTGGATAAAGAGTTGAAGTTGAAGGATATTATTATAGATAATTTGATAATTAAAGGTTATCATGATAAGCATAAATGATAAGTAAATGTTATAATAGGTGTATATATTATTTGTTAGTGGAGGGGAACTGGTGAATTTAGGCAAAGAAGATATTCCAATGTTAGAGAAGTATTGGAAAGACATAGATAAATTAAGAGGTCAATTGTCCTATCGAAGATATGAACTACTGTATACACCGAGAGATGAAAATGTAGGAGGCGGTAAATCTAACTTGCCTAACAGTCCAGTCGAGAAAGAAGTCATCAAGCTGCATGAAGATAATTTGTATAGAAACTTGAGCGCTACTATCCAAGCAGTCGAAGATGTATATAGAAATGCTACACAGGAACAACGACTCATTGCACAGTATCGTTACTGGGAAAAAGACTTGATGATATATGAGTGGGAGGATATTGCCCATGAGTTGACTAAGCAAAGGAAGGACGATAAGATAATCAGTCGCAATGCAACATTAAGAATGCGCAACCAGATGATGAGAGAAACAGCCAAGCGTATTGGTTGGATTGTCACAGAGTAGCGAACTTTTGATAGTGTGGAAGTTCACGCGATAACCACATATTATGGTAGTGTAGGATAATTACCTAGACCAGTAATAAGAAGGGCGTTAGTCACATGCGCCATAACTTCAATACACTATATTATTAAGGCGCACTGTTTAAAGGTGGTGCGCTTTGGATGTACCATAGTTAAGCAGCACATGTAATAAGGCCGCTAATCCCTAACGCTATGCGTTGTGCCTTATACATAGTGCAGTGTCTAGGACATCATACAAGATCAAGTCATATTGAATAGAATTGAACTCATTCGTTTAGAAGATGAATCGAGTTAATAAATAAGATTGAAACGCAGAAATGATTTGAGTTAGCAAAAGAGAATAAAGAAATGATTATTGATTGTATGAACTTTATCATCAATTTGCAGATCATAATTGTTTCTTGGATTGAAAGACAAAATGTTTTAGATTAGTTTCTATTTCGTTTTGTCTTTTCTTTTTATTCTTAAATTGATTTGAGTTTCTTTATTAAGAATTGAAAGAACAAAAGTTAATTGAAAGAAGTTGAAATGAATTTGAGTTTCAAAGAACCAAAAATTCGTTTAGGAAACAGAACTTATAGTCAAAGCGAGTTGCAAGAGTATAGGAAAGCCAATACCAAAAGGTACAACAAAGAGGTTAGGTACAACACACAAAACAGTAAATACACAAAATTTTATCATAGTACACAGTGGCGCAAACTGCGTAAGCAAGTATTATTACGTGATAACTACTTATGTCAACAGTGCTTGGCTGATGGTGTTGTAAATGACAAAGATTTGATCGTTCACCATAAGGTTGAATTGAAACGGGATTGGTCGAAAAGGCTGGATATGGAAAATTTAGAGACGGTTTGTTTTAGCTGCCATAATAAAATTCATGAAAATATATAAATTTTTCGGCGGGGGCTTCGATGAACCCCGTCATATCAAGGATTTGAGTTGAACGACCCGAACTTTTTTGCGACCAAATTCCCAAAATAGAATATTACACTAAACCCAAAAAAACTAGGAGGTGCTGTTATGGCAGGGAGAAAACCAAAATTAAACGCTGCAAAGTTGGGAAATCGAACTAAAGAAGAGCTGGAAGAAGCTGAAATGAGAGAAAATGGTTTAAAGAAGTTTGAAAAAATAGATGCTGATTATGTGCCACCAGATTTAAGCGATAATGCTAAAAAAGAATGGCAACGTATTATTCCGTTACTACAAGAATTACCGATTGCAGAATTAGATTTTACATTAATCAAAAAATATTGTGAATTAGTGGATATAAACGATGATGCATACCGCTATATTCAAGAAAATGGCTATATAGATCCTGATACTAATAAAAAATCAGGCACGTTTATGGTCTATATGGAATCTATGAAAGAGCTTCGTTCTATTTGTGGGTCGTTAGGACTAACAATTGATTCAAGGTTACGCTTAGTTGTACCTTCTGAAAGCGAAGTTAAGAAATCTGTGTACGAGGAATTTGGAATGGGTGATGACGATTAGCACATTGACACCTAAAACTAACGAAGAATTATTGGACATACCTATTGAGTATAAAGATGATGCTTATAAGTATTGCGTTAAAGTGCTGACTGAAGAATATACCGCATCAAAATATACTCGATTTGCTTGTATACGCCATCTAAAAGACATTCACAGGTCAGTAAATGACGATGAATGGAATTATACTTATAAACCTAAACGTGCTAATAAGGTAATTAAATTTATCGAGGCGCTACCCGACACAAAAGGTAATATTAATAAACTTGGATTATTCCAGAAGTTCATTATTGCAAGTGTTCGTGGTTGGTTTACTAAAGATACAGATATGTTGAGATTTAGAAAAGCATTTATATCAATGGCCAGAAAAAATGGTAAATCCATTTTAGTTTCTGGTCTGGTATTATATGCCTTTTTGTTTGATAGAGAACCTAAAGAAGGTAGACAAATGTTTACTGCTGCAAATGATAAATCGCAGGCAAGTATTGTATTTAATATGGTAGCTAAACAACTAATGTATTTCGTTTCTAAAGTACCAGAACTTAAAAAAGATGTTAAAAAAGTGCGTGAATTGCTTACGCATACTAAAGATGGTTCATATATCCGGCCTTTATCTCGTGATACAGGTGCTGTTGATGGTTTTGAACCATTCTTAGCCGTTATTGATGAATACCACGCAGCAAAAACCAATGAAATGATAGAGCTTATTGAATCTGGTCAAGGTAATTTGTGGCAGTCAATGATATTTATTATTTCTACTGCTGGATTCAATCTTAATGCACCAATGTATACAGATGAGTGGCCATATTCCAAAGATATTTTAGATGATAAATACACTGACGATGAATATTTTGCAGTGATCTACGAACAAGATTCTGAGGATGAATGGCAAGACAGTACGATGTGGGCTAAATCTAATCCATTAATTAATGAAACGGATGAATTGAAGGAACAAATTGAAGAGTTCCTTGAAAAACGTGTAGCAGAAGCTACTAAAAAGGGTTCGATGTTCCGCGTGCTAGTTAAAAACTTTAATTATTGGATGCAAGCTAGTGAAGAATCTTACCTTGACTTTAACGATTGGAAAAAGAACGAATCTGACTTTGATATTAAAGACACTAAAGTTTATATCGGGCTAGATTTATCACGTGCTGATGATCTGACAGCTATATCGTTTATACACTTAGACGAAATAAAGAAACAATACTATATAACGTCACATTCTTTTGTAGGTACTAAGGGTGGCTTGCAAGGTAAGATTGAACGTGACCTTATAGATTATCGACAGTTAGCAAATGATGGATACTGTACGATTACAAACTTATCCAGTGGCATTATCAATACAGAACAAGTCTTAGACTACATCGAAAGTTATATAGATAAACATAATTTAGACGTTCAAGCTATATGTTATGACCCTTATTCGATACATGGTGTCTTAGCTGAAATGGAGCGTCGAGGATGGTATTACGACTTGTATGAAATTAGGCAAGGACCACAAACACTTTCTAATCCTAACTTAGATTTTAGATTGAATGTTATTAATGGAGATATTAAACATCACAAGAACCCGTTGCTTGATATAGCAGTCAAAAATGCAGTTGCTAAAAATGTGAATGATTCAATCATGATAGAAAAGAAAAAGAATCGAGAAAAAATAGATCCTCTCATGGCAACAATATTTGCTTATGTTATAGCAAGTGAGCATGAATGGGATGTAGAAACGATGATGCCACTGTTTTTATAGGAGGTGTAGCAATGAAGAAAATCTTATATGCACTTGTAGTAATACTATTATTCGTTATAGGGCTAGTAGGGCTATTCTACGGCTTATTTATCCTATGGAAGCCTCTTGCCTATATCATCGGCGGATTGCTCTTGATTGGGCTTTCAGGTGTCTTAAATCAAGCATATGATAATACCTCTATGGGGCGGAAAGGGGGTGACAGTTAATGCCGTTACTTGATTTAGGATTTACAAGTAAACAAGAAAAGGTGAACAGAGATTTAGAACGACTCTTGTATTGGCAAGAACATGGTACGCACGCTAGTTATATCGGTATAAACGCATTGCGTAATAGTGATGTGTTTACTGCTACACGTATTATTTCAGCAGACATTGCAAGTACCAAGTTAAAAGTTAAGGGTCATGAAACAAATAAGGTAATGAATGACGTGTTGAACCTTTTCAATAACAATCCGTATTCAGATTTACCAGGTTGGCATTTCAAATTCATAATCATTGCGAATATGTTACTTAACGGTCAATCTTTTGTAGAAATTGTGCGTGACAAAAATGATTTCCCTGTTGGATTCCACTTCTTACATAATGACTTAGTAGGAATTGAAGAAAAAGATGGGGATATTATTTACAACGTAAGCGAAGATGTGGAAGGTAATGCAGTTAAGATAACAAGTGAGGATATATTGCACTTTAGATATATTACATTAGATGGATATGTTGGCTATAGTCCTTTATATGCACTAGCGCATGAGATTGGTATATCTCAAGGGTCTAAGAGTTTCCTGCGTAATTTCTTCGATAATGGTGGTACTTCGACATCAGTATTGAAGTATAGAAAAGGGCAAATTAATGAAGAACAATTAAGAGAGTTGAAGCAAAACTTTGCTGATAGCCAACTTAAAAACAATGGTGGCTTAGTTGCTATCGACGAAACAATGGAATTCAGCAGATTGCAAATTCCTACGGAAGTATTGAACTTCTTAAATAGTTATAAGTTCAGTACATCGCAAGTTGCTAAAGCATTTGGTTTGCCAGTATCTAAATTAGGTATTGAAACAGTTAATACATCCATTACACAAGCTAATCTAGAATACTTGCAAAGTACCTTAGACCCGATATTCAAAATGATGATTGCAGAACTTGAGACAAAGATATTTAAATTTATTGATTCTGGTTATGAATTAGAGTTTGACTCATCACGTCTTATTGATATTGACCCAGAACTACAATTACAACGTATTACTGAACTGCACGCTAAGGGGATTATATCAACAGACGAAGCCAGAAGTGTATTTGGTTATCAACCTATTGAACATGGCGATCAACCATTGGTTGACCTGAACCGTGCGCCACTAAATACGTTAGAAAATTATCAAAAATCAAAAATCAATAAAGAAATTGAAAAAAACACCCTTAAAGGGGGTGATGAGTATGATGAATAGTAACGTTGATGCCTATAAAGATATGATTATCGAAGGATATGCAGTAATCTTTAATTCTGTTAGTAAAATGACACCGAATGGTTATAGAGAAAAGATAATGCCAACTGCATTTGACGGAGTTGACGTATCAGATGTTAAATGCTTAGTAGACCATGATTGGGGACAACTTATTGGTAGAACAAAATCAAGGACATTAGAAATAAATGTTGATGAAAAAGGGTTGAAATTTAAATGTTATTTACCTAATACATCAACAGGTCGTGATATATACGAAAACATCAAGTTAGGAAATATAGATGAATGTAGTTTCTTTTATACGTTGCCTCAAAAAAATGAAGGTAGTAGACATTGGGAAATACAAGATGGGGATTATGTACATGTAGTTCATCAAATTTCAGAACTTAGAGAAATAAGTATTGTAACTATGCCTGCGTATGATGATACATCGGTTATAGTGGCTCAACGTTCTGAAGATCTTACAAATGTAAAAGAGCTTGAACAAATGAAAATAGCACTAGACTTAGAAAGCCTTCGTTTTGAAACGTAAGGCTATTTTTTATGCCAATTTTTAATAAGGAGTGATATTACATGGCTAATTTAGAAGAGCGCAAAAAAGAACTCTCTAATTTGATTTCTAAAGCGCAAGAAGCAGTCGAAAAGGGCGACCTTGAAACTGCACGTAATTTAAAAGCTGATATTGATGCACAGAAAAAAGAGTATGAAGAACTCGAACAGCTTTCAAAAGAAATTGAAGCATCAGCACCTAAGCAAGAAGAAACACCACCTCAAAGTGAAGGTGCAGAAGTCGAAGATAACAAAGGTGATAACACTGGTGAAGAATTAGAGGAGAAACCGTCAGACGAAGAAAAGCCTGATGATAAACCAAAACCAGATGTTAAACCTGAAGCAGAAGAAAAACCAGAAGCACCCGCTATTGAAAAAGTAGAAGAACCTACTGAAGAAGAATTAGAAAAAGAAAAAGATAAAAACAAAAAAGAAGGAGCGAAACGTTCTATGGCGAAATTAAATCAAAATCCAGAAACAAATGAAGAAATTTTAGCATTTGAGCAGTACATGAAATCTAAAGGAGCTAAGCGTGACAATGTTAAATCTGATGACGTTGGTGTAACTATCCCAGAGGATATTAAATATATTCCTGAAAAAGAAGTTAAGACAGTCCAAGACTTGTCAGAGTTAGTACAAAAGACTTCAGTTTCAACTGCTTCTGGTAAGTATCCAATCTTAAAACGTGCTAACGCTAAATTTAACACTGTTGCTGAATTAGAGAAAAACCCAGAGTTGGCTCGTCCAGAATTCGAAACAGTGAATTGGGAAGTTGAAACATATCGTGGTGCAATTCCAATCTCGCAAGAAGCACTAGACGATTCAGTTGCTAACTTAACTGCTATTGTGTCTGAAAACATCAACGAACAAAAAATCAATACATTAAACGAAAAAATTGGTGCAGTGCTTAAAGCATTCAATCCTACTTCAATCACTGATGTAGATGATTTAAAAGAAATTATCAACGTTAAATTAGACCCTGGTTATGATCGCCAAATCATCTGTACTCAAAGTTTCTACCAAAAACTAGACACATTGAAAGATGGTAACGGTCGTTACTTATTACAAGACAGCATTATCAACACTGCTGGCAACACTGTATTAGGTATGAACGTAACAGTTGTACGTGATGACTTGTTGGGTGAAAACGGCGACGCATTAGCATTTATCGGAGATGTTAAGCGTGGTGTGTTATTCGCAGACCGTACAGACGTTTCAGTTCAATGGATTGAAAATGAAATCTACGGTAAATACTTGATGGGCGCTTTCCGTTTCGATGTAAAACAAGCTGATAAAAATGCTGGTTTCTTCGTAACATTTGAAGATGCAGCAGAACCTAGCGGAGATTTAGGAGCATAAGTAAAGTAGGTGATTTCAATGTTCGAAATAGATAACGTTGAATCAATTAAAAAAGCAATACGTGTTGACCACGATTTTGATGATGATTTAATCATGGAAGTATATTTGCCGGGTGCAATTAACGAGATTAAAACAGCGGTATCTTTGGAAAAAGAAGATGAACCATTTTATGAAAATAATGTGATGTTCAATCTTGCTGTGCTTAACATCGTAGCGCATCACTATGACAATCGTTCAATCACATCCAACGAACAATCATTCGATATTTCTGCTTCTTCGATGAAACTCGTTCAAACTTTAAGAAGTAACTTAGTTAAATGGCGTAAAGATAACATCGAGGTGATAGCCGATGAATCTTAATCAATTAGACTATCGAGTTACTTTTTATGAAGTTGTGAATGAGGGGCCAGAAGCTGGTATGAACGAATGGAAAGAATTATACAGCTGTTTCGCTGGATTGTATGAACCGACCCAAAAAGATGTTCAGTTAGGTAATTTAGAATTAACAAATAAATCAGTCACATTAAACATTAGAGATGCACAACCTCAATTCATACCGAGTTCAAGACATGTATTTGAAATTCAAAACGGTATGTATAAAGGGTTGTTTTTTAATGTCAAAAATGTGGCTCCTGCTAAAACGCCTAACTATATCAAAGTGGTAGGTGAAGAAGAATGACGATTGAAATCAAAGGTGATAAAGAAATTATGGATTACTTGCGTAGTCATTACAGTGAGAGTGCAGTTATTAAAATGAATAAGGCTGCAATAAATAGAGCAGGTACTGTAATGGTCAAAAAATACAATGAAGCATTAAGACCGTACAGAGATACAGGTTTAACAGTTGCGTCTACAAACCTGTATGGACCTAATAACGATACTGGTTATAACAAAGGAAAAATTAACTGGTATGGGCATAAAGGTGACCGTTATAAATTAATGCATATTAACGAATATGGTCACTTTCTTCGCAACGGAAAGTTTTTCACACCACCACAAGCCGGATTAATAGAAAACGTAAGACGACATAGCAGTGGTATATTCTGCGAAGAAATTAAAAAAGAAATAGCAAAGAGGGTGTAGCTAATTGGATGACATTACAATGAAGATATACGAAGCGATAACAAATAATGAAGAAATGATGAAACATGTTCCAAAAAACAATATTAAATTCTTCGATTATCCCAACGCACAAGAAATCAAAGATGTAGTGATTGTCATAGATCCATTAGACACACCTACACCTTCTGACTATGGCGACGACGACAATATAACTTACACGTATTTTTATCAAATAGATGTATTTGTAAAACAAAAGCAAGGCGTAAATGGACGAGTCCTATCAGATAGGCTCGTTTTTTTATTGCAAAGAATTATGTGGGAAGAATTGGGATTCGGTGAAACGTCCTCCATGAAACCCGAATATATCAAAGATTTCAACATATACCGACAAGCGAAAAGGTTTGAAGGTAAACAATATTACAAAATTTAGGAGTGTTACATTATGGCAGAAAAAAACTACCGATCATTTACAGGATTAACAGAGTTTTATTACATGGTACATGGTGAAGATGTACAAGCTGTGACAGACCCAGAGCGCATCAAATTTTTACAAGAAATTTCGGTTTCTAAGGACCAAGATATTGAAAAAGCATACGGTGATAACCAAGTTGCAGAAATGGCAGTAGCTAATGGAACAATCGAAGTAGAAGCTGGTTTCCACAAACTACCTCTTGAAGATAGAGTGAAATTATTCGGATTAGAAAAATCAGAAGATGGCATTGTTTCGGTAGGTAACGATACACCTCCATACGTAGCAGTGATGTTCGCAAAAACAATGGAAGATGGTTCTCGTGAATATGTTGGATTACCAAAAGGGTTATTCACATTCCCTGAATTAGAAGGAAGCACAAAAGAAGATGGCGTCGAGTTCAGTTCAGACTCTACTACTGCGGAATTTATGCAAGCACCAGTTAAAGGCTTTGAAGAAGAAAAAGCTATGTTATTAGGTCACGATGCTAAAGGTATATCTGTTATGAAGGATGCTATTTGGGAAGCTATCTTTGGAGAAGGAAAAGCACCAGAAAATGATACTGAAGGTGATCAAGGTTCAGAACCTGAAGCGAATTTAGGCGCATAACTTACAGGAGGTTTGATTATGGCTAAGAAAAAATATGAAGTTTTACACAAATTCATCGACTTAGAGGATAAGAACAAGGTATATAACGCTGGTGATACTTATCCTAAACCAGCAAACAAAAAAGTGTCTCACGATCGCTTATTAGAGCTTTCTACAAGCGACAATAAGCGAGGTAAGGTATTAATCAAGGAATTAAAAGAATGACGAGGGCTACGAGGGCTATATGCCCTCTTTTTATTTGCAAATAAAAATCAACTTATAAAGGAGAAATTATAAATGGCTAAACGTAATTTTATTAAATTAGTACAAGTAGACAAAAAAGGTAATGCAGTAAAAGATACAGAAGGTAATGCAAAATACGACACATTCATTACACCGACTCAAATTCCTTTCCGTAAAATCTATGATGCAGCAGATTTAATGGACGGATCATCGGACGAGAACACTTCTGCACAAGAAAACATCGACCAAATGTTAGATATGGTCGTCGACATTTATAATCATCAGTTTACTAAAGACGACTTGTTAGACAGATTGCATGCACCAGATGCAGTGGAAGAATTACAACAACAAATCGAATTTATTGCACAAGGACAAATGGACGAAGAAAGAAAAAAGCAACTAGCGAAAATGATTTAAAATCTATTTCTTATAAAGAACACAAAGAAAACATGAAGAAACTTATTATGCAGTTGATGAAAGAAGGCGGCAAAGACATAAACGACATCTTAGATATGCCTTTCGCTTTCTTTATGGAATTGGTGGAGGAAAGCGGTAAGAAAAAGGTTAAGAAAACAGAAAGTATGATTGATGCATTCATGTAATAACTTTATAAGCAAGGAGGTGAAGTGATGGCAGAAATTAAAGGCTTGCAAGTTGATGTCAGTATGGATACCACTAAATTCGAACAAGGTTATGCTAACATTAAGAGGTCTATGGCTACATTCAACACCGTTTTAAAAACGACAAGAAATCAACTTAAGTACAATGAAAAGACTCAAGAAGGCTTCAAAAATCATATGAATAACCTAAAAGGCACTATTGAAAATAGTGAGAAAAATATAGAACAATTAGGTAAAGCTTATGATAGTTTGAGCGAAAAACAAAAACAAGGTGTTAAGGGCAACCAATTCATTTCACAACTCGCTAAAGAACAAGATAATCTTAGACGACTTAGAAATGAATTACATGAAACTGAAATGACTTATGCTAGTACGTTTACGACTATGGGTAAAATTAGTCAGTCTTTCAAATCAATTGGAAATGGCTTGCAAGGTGTAGGACAAAAAGCGCAAGACATGGGGCGATCGCTTACCAATAGCATTACTAAACCAGCATTAGTTGCTGGTGGGGCTATGGCTGGTATCACTGCTAAATTAGGTCTTGATCGTCTCGTCGGCTTAGATACTGCTAAAGCTAAATTAGAGGGGCTTGGTTATTCTACAAAAGAAGTAGGCAATATTACTGATCAAGTAGCTAAAGCTATTGAGGGTGGAATGACTACAATGGCCGAAGGTACTGATGTAGCAGCAGGTGCTTTGGCAGCAGGCGTAAACGAAGGTAAAGACTTACAGCATTATATCAAGTTAGTTGGTGACGCTGCAGTTGGTGCTAACCGTCCAGTAAGTGATATGGCGATGATATTCAACCGTGTACAAGGTCAAGGAAAACTTATGACGCAAGAACTGAACATGATTGAAGAGGGTATGCCTGGATTTAGTAATGCGATGGCCGAACACTTAGGGGTTTCCTACGATACTTTTAGAGAAATGGTGACCAATGGAGAGGTGACGGCTAAAGACTTTTTAACTACTATGGATGACTTTGCTGGAGGTATGGCAGGAGCCTACTCTAAATCTTGGCAAGGTATGGTGCAAAACAGTAAGGCATACATCGGTCAAATTGGCGAGGCTTTCTTGAGTAGTACATTCCAAAAAGCAAAAGGTGGACTGCATGAGTTCGAAAAAATGCTGAAATCGCCCGGAGCAAAGCAATGGGCCGCTGAAACTGGGGAGAAACTAGCTAACGTATTAACTTCTATCGGTAATGGTATTAAGGGATTAATTAATTGGTGGCAAAGCCTTGATGATTCTACACGTAAAGTGTTTGGTGGTATTGCTAAATGGTTAGCAATAACTTTAGTAGCAGTTGGTCCTTTATTAACTATATTTGGTAAGTTAGCAACTGTTACAGGCGGTATGTTTACCACATTCGGTCAACTTGCCGGCGGAATTGGTAAGGTCGCCTTTGCGTCTCAACAAGCAGGTAGCTTATTAGGGGGGCTCACACAAGTATTTCCTAGACTAGGTGTTGCCGTCGGTTTCATGACTGGTCCAGTCGGATTAATTGTTGCTGGAGTCGTTGCATTAGGTACAGCGTTTGTTATTGCTTATAAAAAATCTGAAACATTCAGGAATATTGTTAATGGAGTATTAGAAGCAATAAAAAATGGCTTTATTGTGTTATGGAATGTTCTGAAACCGGTATTAGCTGCAATATGGGATATTGTTAAAACTGTATTTCAACAAATCAATGATGCAGGGAACGAAATTATCAAAATGTTGTCTGAACAATTTGGGCCTGCGTTTAAAGATGTTGGAAATATTGTAAAAGCATTACAGCCTGTTTTCGAAACGGTAATGTATGCTATTAAGGCAGTCGTTGATTTCGTAATGCCTGGAATTAAAGCGGTTTTCAAAAACACATTCAATGGCATAAAAAATATTGTAACAGGTGCTTTAGATATTATTTTAGGCATAGTTAAAATCTTTGTATCCTTATTTACAGGTAACTTCAAGTTAATGTGGTCTGGCGTCAAGCAAATATTCAGTGGCTTTATCAAAGTGATCGTTGGTTTATTCCAAGTGTCATTTGTTGGCCAGATTATCGCATTTGCTAGAGGCATGTGGACTAAAGTCAAACAGATTTTCATGAATTTTTCTAATGGTACAAAGGCTATCTTCTATGCTTTGGGCGCATGGATAGGGAAAAAATGGCAAGAAATCAAAAACTCAGTAGTAAACAAAGTGAAGGCATTGTGGGCTGGTGTTAAAAGTGTTTGGAACACTTTAAGAACTGGAACAATCAAAATTATGGTTGCCGTTGCTGTTTGGCTAATCAAAAAGTGGAATTCTATAAAAAACAATGTAGTTAACAAAGTTAAAGGCCTATGGAATGGCGTTAAAAACATTTGGAATTCTTTATTAAACGGTACACGTAAAATAATGAATTCTGTTGGCGAATTCATGAGTAAAAAGTGGAAGGACATCAAAAATGGTACAGTCAACCTAGTTACTGGGATGAAAGATAAAGTCACTGGTGTTATGAATAAAATGGGTGACGTTATCAAGTCAGTGACTGGTAAAATCAAAGGCTTTTTCGGAGACATGACAAAAGGCGTTGAAAAAGGATTAAATGCACTTATCAAAGGTGTGAACTGGGTTGGAGACAAACTAGGTATGAAGAAATTACCAGAAGTTAAACTCCACACTGGTACTGAATCAACCCACACACAAAGATTCGTCACTAACGGTAAAATTAATCGTGATACATTCGCCACTGTAGGTGATAAAGGACGCGGCAATGGTCCTGGTGGTTTCAGACACGAAATGATTCGTTATCCTAACGGTAAAATGGCTCTCACACCTAATAGAGATACAACAGCGTTTTTGCCTAAAGGTTCATCTGTTATGAACGGTGCGCAAACACATTCTATGTTGAATAACTTGCCTAAATTCAGCACTGGTACTAATAAGAAGAAAAAGGAATGGAATTTTGCGCAAGAGGCTTTAGAAGGTGCAAACGCAATTAAGAAAGACGTTACTGATAAAATTGTTAGTGGCGGAAAAACAGTTGTAAACAAATCTCTTAACATGGCTTCTAAAGGAAAAAAATGGTTGGAAGATACTGTTGGAGATGTAATGGATTGGATTGAAAAGCCAGGTAAATTGTTAGATAAGGTTTTAGAAAGTGTAGGACTTGATCTAAGTGGATTTGGTATACCTGAATCAGCTTCTTTACCTTACGACATGATGAAAGATATGTTCAAAAAACTCAAAAAAGCTGCTATTGACACTATCAAAGGTTGGATGGAAGAACAAGAAGGTGGAGACGGCGATGCTGCTTGGTTGCTTAAACATCCAGTGTTGCAAAGATTCGGACATTATACAGGTGGATTGATGTTTAATGGTGGCCGTCACTATGGTATTGATTTCGGAATGCCTACCGGAACAAAAATTCGTGCTTTAACAGATGGAACAATCACACAATCTGGATGGGCAACTAGCGGCGGAGGTAATCAAATCACACTCAAAGAGCCTGGCGGAAAATATTTCCAATGGTACATGCATATGAGTAAACTGCTAGCTAAAAAAGGAGATAAGGTTAAAACTGGTGATGTTATCGGTCTTTCCGGCAGTACAGGTAATTCAACAACTCCTCATTTACACATCCAACGAATGAAAGGCAGAGTGGGTAATGACACTGCATTAAGTAATGTAATGGATTGGTTAAAAGGTCTTGGCAGTGGAAGTCAAAACAAATCAGCAAGCAAGTGGAAAGGCGATATTAAACGTGCAGCTAAGAAGATGAAAGTAAATCTTTCTGGCGGAGATGTTAACGATATAGTTAGATTGATTCAAACAGAATCTGGTGGTAATGCTAGTGTAACGCAACAAATACAAGATGTAAATAGTGGAGGAAACGAAGCTCAAGGATTATTGCAATTCACACCTGGTACGTTTAACGGTTATAAATTAAAGGGTCATGGCAATATTAAAAATGGTTATCATCAATTACTTGCATTCTTCAATAATAGCAACTGGAGAGGTAACTTATCAGCTTGGAAACGAAGAATGGCTTCTGGATTAACTGGTTGGGGTCCGACAGGTTCAAGACGTTTTGCAAGCGGCGGACTAATCAATACAGAAGGTTGGTACAACTTAGCTGAAGGTGGTTACCCGGAAATTGTAGTCCCTATGGACCCGGCTAAAGCTAGTGATGCAATGAAACTAATTGCCATTGCGTCTGAGCGCGTTTCTCAGCGTGCTAAAAACAACAAAAGACCAAATCAAATGCGTATGCCTTCAACTAGCAATACTAACGACAACGAAATGATTAATTTTATGGCTAGGCAGTTAGAAGCTACGCAAAGACAAGTCGAATTACTAACACAACTTGTAGCTAGTAACCGTCGATTAGAAGAGAAACCTACAGGATTTAATGAACCAGATATAAGCAAAGCGCAAGGTAAAAGAGCGCAAATGATGGCGTACAACATGGGAGGTGCGTTCTAATCTTGAAAAAAGAAGCTAGAATCTTTAATAACAACATAGATTACACAATCACAGACATTCCTAATTTGAAGTTTTTAGACTTTGAAGAAGAAGGAGTGGAAGTGCAGGCCAACACATTAGAAATTAATGGTACTGATGGCGTGCTTTTAGGTCCGACAACGTTCGGGCCTTTTAATTTAGTTTTAAACTTTTCATTCAAAGGCGAAGATAAAGAAGATTTAAGACTATTAAAACAGAAGTTAAGAACACTCTTTTACAGACGTGAACCGTATTATATTTGGCATTCAGATATGCCAGGTAAGAAATACGCAGTGTACTGTGAAAGCACAGAAAATGAAGATTTAACCAACTCATTCGCTACATTCAAAGTAACATTTGTTGTGTATAAAGGTTTTTCGGAATCATTAGATGATACAAGCCAATTCAGTCTAAATAATGGGCGGTGGCAATTTGAATCTGGAGTGTTAGCAACTAAAGATGTTCATTACAGACACGACCACACAGCATTTAGAATTTACAACGGATCTAGTGACACGATTAATCCGATTATGCACCACTTTTTAAAGATAGTGATACATGCAGACGCACCTAACGGACTAAAAATCAGAAATGAAACCACTGATGACGAGTTTGAGTATAAAGAACCACTCAATTATGCCAATAACTTAACAATCAATGGCGTTCATCCTTTTTTAGACCATAAGGAACGTGTCGGTAAGTACACAAACTTTGAATGGCTCACACTAGCACCTGGCTACAATCAAATTGTAATTACAGGTCAACATTTAAAGCGGGTTCAAACTGAATGGATATTCAACTTTATTTATAGGTAGGTGGACATATTTGAAAGACTTAGTTTTAAAAAATAAAAAAGGCACTTTTGCAGAAATCTTAGTTGATTACGACTATGGTTCTTTTAAATATGAGTATGAACGCAATAATGAACGTTCTATTTCACTGACAGCCTATAAAACAACAAGAAATGAAGATATATTCGACAATCTGTTAAATGAAGCCATATTAGAATGGCAGGGTCAAGACTATATTATAAAATCGACCTCACTCAAATACACAGGCTCTAACATCATTAATGATATTGTAGCTAAACATATATTTATGGAGTTTCAAGACCATTATGTACCTAAAAAATTGAGTGAATCAGATATAGATAGCAGTGATGAAGCCGATAAAACATTAGAAAATGAAGATAAGTCAACAACTGGCGGGGGAATGCTTGTCAGTGGTAACAGTGTATCAGATAGAATGTGGAATTACTTTATCAAGAAAGGCCTAACACCTTATCAAGTAGCTGGTATGTTAGGTAATGCAGAAGCTGAATCGGGTATGAACCCTGCAGCTGAACAAGTTGTAGGTAATCGTAACTTAGGTGGTAAAGGTTTATTCCAATGGGACGACCGCAAATTTAATTTATATCGTTATGCAGAACAACATAGGAAATCATGGACGGACGCACAACTTCAATTTGATTTTGCTTGGCAAGAATTACAAACAACTGAAAGTTATGCCTATAAAATGTTGAAGTCATCAAAGAATGTCACAGAAGCAGCACTCAACTTCCATAGATACTTTGAACGCAGTGCAGACACGCCGCAAATGGAACAAAGGCGTGTCACATACGCTAAAGAATATCTGAATAAGTATAGTGCAGGCGGTGGCGGTTCAGTGCAATTTGACGGTAGTTGGATTGACTTGTCAAAAGGTATTAACTTCCCGTTTGATCCTGACGGTACTAATCCATATTACCCGTTTGGTGGCAGACACTTCGGTATTGATGTCAATTATATTTATGAACCATTGTATTCAACAGTTACAGGGGAAGCACGTGCCATACCAGATGACGGTAGTGGTTACGGTAACCATGTTTGGATTAATGCAGGTGGAGGATTAGAAGTTATATACGGCCACTTGAACACTTTAGCGTGGGTAGGAACAAAACACGTTGAACCAGGCGACTATATCGGGGAATCTGGTAACAGTGGACGTTCCACTGGACCACATCTGCATTACGAAATGCGTCAGAATGGCGTTGCTTTTGACCCACTACCGTGGTTAGAGAGTAATGCACAGCGCATTACCAAAGATGACGCAGAAACAGGCCCAAGCGACAACGTAAGTGAAGATATCGAGGAAGAAGATGAAGAAGTCTCAACTTATTCATTGTATGAGTACCTTAAATACGGTTTCCAAGACAATAAACTGGGCTATGACTTCCGAATTATCGGCGATTTCGATATACGTATACCAATTAAGGAATTAGGCGGTAAAAACGGTTTAGAATACTTGATTGACGGTGCAGATATGTACAACTACATTTACTTTGCAGATAACAAAGTTATCCACGTCTTTGATGAAGCAAGTTACTACAAACAAGCTGATGATCCAATCATCTATAAATACAATAATGATGAAATCAACGTTACGACTAAGACAACCGACTTGAAAACGTATATACAGGGTTATGGTAAGAAGAAAACCAAAGCAGAAACGAAAAACTATAATCCAATCAAACCTCCAGACCTCGATTATAGTGGCAAATTTACCAAAGAAGGTACTTGGTATACAGATGAAGTCGGAGCAGCATTCAGTAAAGAGTTTGAATGTAAATGGGGGAAAGAAACACTGGAATGGACATTGAAAAAGATGTCTAAAGGCGGTGTGATGACTATTTATGTCGATGATAAGAAAGTCGGCGATTATGAGTGTTACAGCAAAAACGCAGAAACAGAGAAAATTATCATTGCTTCCGACTTAGAAAAAGGCAAACACACGTTCAAAGCAGTCTTTAAAGGCGGTATCAAAGGTATCGACTATAAAAAGACTGAACCGAGAATGTATGTCGGCACTGAAAAATCAACAGTCCTCAATCTGACAGCTAAATTAGAAGGCGCAGACATTTACCATACTTTTGCAGAATACAAGTCGCCTAACGCTGATGAATTCGGATTAAAAGAAGCACCTACACTCTTTGACGATAAAATTACCGAAGAAGATGATTTGAAACGCAAATTAAAAGACATGCTCAATGATGAACCTGTGGTAGAAGTATCTACTAACTATTTAGGTTTTACCAACTATGATGAAAACAGCAAAGTCCGCTTTGTGCATAAACCTTTAAACTTCAACACTGATTTAAAAGTGATTAAGATGACGAAACCTCATCCGTACGTCAATGACGTGGTAGAAATCGAATTTACTAATTCATCAACCGACTTCCTCAAAATGCAGCAACAAATCAGTCGTAATATCAAACGTATGAACCGCTTAACCAACCTTACACCAAAAGACCCAACGCCAGTAATTACTCGAGTTGCTTCTGATTCAATCGGAAGTGTCTTAATAGATGAGGAGTGATAATGATTGGAAATTAAATATCCTTTAGACGAGAATGAAGAACAATACTATGCAGCAACGCATAAAAAGGCAGTACAGGGTATTGATTTGGACACACTGGAAACAGATGTAAACAACCTGAAAGGCAACATCAATAAGAACAACCAAGATATACAAGAGTTGTTTAATTTCAGTAAAACCGTAGTCGGCGATACAGGCTGGGTAGATTTCCAAGTCTTGCCAGGTATCAAGAAGAATACCAAAGGTGGCAAAAGCGGTTTTAAAACTGGTATCAGAGAAATACGGATTGGTCATGTAAGAATGAAGTCAATTCGATTCAACGTCGAGAACGTGCCTCATAACGTTCGGATTGCACAAATGCCCGTAGGTTTTGTAACAGTCAATCACAGTTTTTATGCAACGACAGACGGTAACAGTGCGCCTGTGAGAGTGTCTATTGATAAGAGTGGCGGTATCAGTATTTATCTAGCTGGCAGCGATAAAGATAAGCCACAAAGTGAAATTTGGATCTATCAACAATACACGTGGATAGAATAAAAAGGAGTGATGTAATGTATTACACAAACTTTCCTGTCGATATAGGACAAGAGTACAGACAAAAGTCGATTCATAACTTTAAATGGTTACTTGATAAAGTCAACGCCATTGATGAAACGATTGATAAGCATAAGAATTCATCACGATATGCACATAATGCTAAAAATTTATTATTCAAGAATGGCAGTGTGCATGTTGAATTGAATTACTTACGCAACTTGATTATTAACTTGGTGCTAGGTCATAACGGTGATGGCATTCAAGAATTAAGAGATAGCCGTACAGCTATTGACGGTACTAACTTCCCGTTATTATCCGATAGAATTAAATATGATTTGCAGGTTATTGGCCGCCGAATTGATAATGAAGTCGATAGGATTATGGAAACATTCAGTTACTACATCAATATTAAAACTATCGGCGCAGTAGGAGACGGTCAGACAGATAATACAAACTTGTTCAGTCAATTTAAGTCTGAGCAAGTTTATTTTGTACCTAATGGTATTTATGTAACACGTGAATTTCCTGACGGGCTATTTTTCGGTTATGGCGAATTAAAAGTCAAGAACGAAATCGTACCGCTAGATAACAAAACACCGCAGCCTGTTAATGTTGATTACAATACCAAAAATAAAGAAAGATATTACAGTTGGATTGCTGGGCAAGACACTGGACGTAATCAAACAAAAGAAAGTTATGCCAACACAGGCGCAGGATATGCGGTATTCAGAAATAATATCAACGGTAGACGTTTAACAGGATTTGGAAAAGGTGCTTTGTCCAACATGGTCGAAAGTTACTCTAATGATGCCTTTGGTGCAGATGCGCTTGGACAAGGTAAGTACGGACAACGTAACACTGCATTAGGGGCTAATGCTCTGAAATGGGGGGGTGTAGATAACGCTATCGACACGCTGCATGACTATTGGTTGGAAAAAGGCAGTAAAAATTTTATCAACAGTTATTTTTTACCGAGATGGGCAGACGTTTGGCAATATCTTGGTAACGAGTATCATCCGAACACTGATTTATACAGTTATAAAGATAAAGACTACATCAACAACGTAGGTGTCGGACGTAACGCCTTATTACACATGATGAAAGGTATCGGTAACGTTGCAGTCGGTTATAACTCGCAAGCACATACCTTAAAAGGCAGTGAGAACACTTCAATGGGTAACCGTGCATTGCGTGATAACTTACTAGGTTACCGCAATACCTCAATAGGTTCTTACGCGTCAGTCAACAATATCACCGGTCAAGATAACGTTGCAGTCGGCGCAAACAACCTACAACAAACATTGCATGCTAGTAACAATACAGCAGTCGGTTACGGTGCTATGCACTTCTTCAAAGACGATAAGAACAAAAACACAGATAGTACCTACACTTATGGTTATCGTAATACAGCGGTCGGTACACAAGCTATGCAGGATGGCAGAAACTCAAGTTACAGTGTAATGGTCGGCTCATATGCTGGTCGTTATGTAGAAGGCAATCACAACGTAGGTATCGGTTCATTATCTTTACCAATCGTTAAAACTGGCGAACAAAACGTAGGTGTTGGATCTAATACATTGCGTGAGATTATCAAGGGTAAAAATAACACTGCATTAGGTTATACTGCTGGGCCGGTGGGAGATTATTCTAATACTACTAGTATTGGTTCAAATGCCCATGCTCATGGTGACAATCAAGTACAACTAGGTTCGGCTGATGATACAGTCTATACACACAAAGAAGTGCAACAACGTTCAGATAGACGGGATAAAAACAGCATTAGAGTAACAAAACTCGGACTTGATTTCATAAACAACTTGAAACCAGTGGATTATAAGTATAACAACAGTAATTCTGACCGTTATCATCATGGATTTATCGCTCAAGATTTAGAAGCATTAACTGATAAAGGTTATGATTTTGGAGGCATCGACAATCCTAAATATACAGGGGGAGAAGATGTTTATAGTGTAGGATATACAGAAATTATCGCGCCACTTGTTAAATCGGTTCAAGAGTTGTCAGAAGAAAACAAAGATTTAAGAAGTAGAATTGAAAAGTTAGAAGGTGCTAAATAATGGAATTGAATAAAATAGCAAAATATCAAGCTAAAAATGAACCATATTTAAAGCCGATTTCTGATTTAGGAATTGGCTTTTATAATTTGGACGAGAACACAGCTACATTGCAATTTCAAATTTATAATGACAATGGGCCTTTACTAATCAGTGATGAAAATGTCGATGTTCATGGTTATTTTGAATCTACTAACGGCAGCGTATCTACAGTTCTTAAATTAAACGTAGTCGATGGTTTGAACGGTATTGCGCAAATTACCTTAGATAAAGATTTCCTACAAGCGAGTACGTCAACACAAGTCACTGGTCAAATTTACGTGGCAGTCAATAACGTCACGGATAATCCAAACAATAATCAAACTGCAGTATTAGGCGAATTTACTTTCCAAGTTGCAGATGCTTTGATTAATAAAGTCTCATCATTCACTAAAGTAGAACACATTCGAATGTTCGACCGATTACGAGAAGAAATTAAGCAACGTACAAAAGAAATGGAAGATGATATAGGCAACATCAAAACACTTGTCAATGAAGTGAAAAATGCGGTGGCTGATGGTAAAGCAGATATAACTAAGGTTAAGAACGACTCAATCAGTGAGTTAGAAGATATTGCAAATACGACAAACGCATCTGTCCGACAACAAGCAAGCCAAGCTATATTAGACATACAGTTAATTGTGGACGAATATACAACTAAATTAAATGATGAAACGAAAGACAAGATAAATAAAGTTAATGAAGCGAGCGATAAGGTTTTAAAAAGCATTAGGCAAAATAACTTGGTTACATCAGAACAAGTGAATGATTGGCAAAAATATAAACTAACTAATGATGATGGTAAATCACATAAATTAGTTAATGCCGAATTAGATAATCCGGATTATCTAAGTAATTTAAAGCCAGGATTCTATTATTGCCCTTCACCCACAGGTTCGCCATTAGACAAAAGTGGTTTTTTAGAAGTGTATGAATATGGCAATAATATTGTTAAACATGTTTTTTTCAGACCTTTTAATTTAAACAGAATTTTTATGAAAAATTGTCACATATCTTGGTCAGATTGGAAAGAAATTACAAATGATCAATCTGATACTGGTTGGATACCTCTTACGCTCAAAAATGGATATAAAAAATCATCACTACCAGACTTTGAACCTTCTTATCGAGTTATTGATAACGGCGATTTCAAACAAGTGTATGTCCGTTTAGGTGTCGAAAATCTTACAAACGAAAAAAATGTAGTTGCTACAATCCCATCTGAATTTGTACCTAATAAGATATATTCGTTAGGCGTATCAACCACATATAAGACACCGCCTAAAGTTATTATTTCTGGCGGGGATATAGAATTTCATCCTAATAATGGTGATAGTTATAATAGTACAGATTACATTATCTACCAAGACAATTGGATTATATAAGGAGGGATTAAATGTTCAAGCAGATTTTTGATAAAACAAACGGTACACCTAAGCTTATTCAGTCAGTAGTAGATGAAGAAACAGGTGTCGAACGTTTTGTTTATGACGAAAGTAAATATACCGAAGAAATGCCACCAAGTGAACTATACGAGCCAATTTCTTATAAAAACGGAAAATGGCAAGGCATCAGTTACGAAGAGTGGGACTACAATCGTTCTGTTGAAGAAGATGAAGAAGAAAAAGCACCGTATGAACCTAACGCTAGTGAAATAATGTTGGCGAAAGCACAAATGCAAGTGACTAAAACAGCTAATCAACTAATGAAATCAGAAAAAGAACAAGCTTCTTTAGCATTGGAACTTATAAAAAAAGAAAAACGTTTGGAACAAAACGAAATTATTCAGGCACAAACGATGAAAGAATTAACAGTAAAAGAAAAACGTTTGAAAGATATGGAATTACAACAAGCTAAAACAATGCTCGAAATTACAAAAATGAAAGGGAGTAATTAATATGTATCCAGGATTCGACTCAATCAAATATTTTTATGACATTAACTGCTACACTAATGAGGATATTCAGACTTATGTGGAGCTAGATGCATTGACGAAAGAAGAATACAAAAAAATTACAGGTGAAGAATATCCGGAACAACCACAGGTTTAGGCTTGTGGATTTATCCATATTTCATTAAATAATGCTATAATATTTTAAAAAGGAGTTATTTAATGAATAGAATAGAAAAAATGACTAAGAGTGTAGTGAGAGTAGTGACAGAGAACAACATAGGAACTGGTTTTTTCTTTGTGTTTGAAATAGAAGACTATGCATATCCTTACATCATAACTAACAAACATGTGATTGGAAATTCCGATAAAGTCACTATAAGAATATCTCTAAAGCCAGAAGGGGATATAGTGAATAAAAAAATATTTGAAATCTCAGGTGTGAATAATATCAAACTTAATCATTCTAGTGGTAATGTTGATTTATGTGCAATACCTGCTATAGATATTTTCAATGAGAATCACCAAATGGACATTGCGTATCTAACACAAAGAGATATTCAACTTGACGCGATCAAAAATTTAAATTTTGTAGAGGAAATTTTAATGGTTGGATATCCTAGAGGTATAAGCGATGAATATAATAATTTACCTGTATTCAGAAAAGGTATAACTGCAACACACCCAGGTATTAAATTCAATAACCAAAAATTATTTTTAATAGACATGACTATAACAAACGGTTCAAGTGGTTCACCTGTTTATTTATATAATCCAAACGGTTATACAGATAGAATGGGGAATGCCTATTTAGGACAAGAAAGATTTTTATTTTTAGGTGTGAATTTTGCCGATAACATTATGGAAACCAAGGGATATATTGTAAAAGACGAAAGTATAGATGAAACTGCTTATGGTGTAACTGAATTAGGAATTAATTTAGGGGTTATTATTCATGCAGAAGAATTACTAGATTTTGAAGAACAAATAAAAAATATGGAGGATTTCAGATGAAAATAAAAATTAACAGTCATACCATTGAAGGTGAAGAAAAAGACGTTTTAAAAATTGCTGCACAGCTTATAGATAGAAATGAAAATGAGTTTGTAAAATTTTCTTATGACGAGAAATTACCTTTAAAAGACATTAGGTTAACAAAAGATAAATTTATATTATAAATAAATCACAAGGCGCTTACTTAAGTAGGCGTCTTTTTATAATGAATGGTTGTTTTAAAGAAAAAACTTCAATACTGTTTAAAGATATTCCAGTTGAGAAATACGAACAACCACAGGCTTAGGCTTGTGTTTTTTTATTTAGATGGAAGTAGGTGAATGGATGAAAAAACTGACTTTATCAGAGATGATAGCAAGCACCCTATTATTCGGAACAGGGTTATTCACGTTGTGGAGAGGGTTGTTCTGGACAATTGAGCAAGACTCGATTTTAGGCGATTCTGCTTTTTACAGAGAATTACACAACCTATTACCAATATGGAGCTGGGGGGCATTGTTTTTACTTTCAGGTATTTTATTAATGTGTGCAAGCTATCTACTACCTAAACAAAATCAAAAAAGTTATTGGCTAATCACAATCGGAAGTTTTATATCCTTCATTATGTATTTTATTATCACAAGTGCCAGTGTTTACAATGCAATTAATTGGTTATCTCCTATTCAATTTGCTACTTTATCAGGTATCTATTTAGTGATGACGTTTTTCGGAGGGTTTGAAATTTATGCCGAGCGA